CTCGACGGTGATCTGCTTGAGGTCGGCCGAGGCCGGCAGGACCACAATCACACCCGTCAGGTAGCGCGCGATGGTCGCCTCGGCAGCCTCAGCCGCCCATTGCAAGGCTGCATCCTCCTCGGCCCCGACCGGAACCTGATGGAGTGCCATGCGAAGGTCTGAGATGGTGATCCAATTGAGCATCGCGCGCTTCCTTCCTTCCTAGCTGGCTTTCTTTGGCGGTGCGGGTTTCTCGACAATGGTTTCCGGTCGTGGTTCCTGAATCTTGACCACGCCCGGCTGCACCTTCACCGGAATACCCTCGACGGGTGGCGGACCGCCAAACGCATATTCGCCGGTTTCACCGTCAATCCATCCGCCCTTATCTGGGACGGGTACGGGTTCACCTTCGCTCATCTCACGTTCCTTTCTTGGTATAATTCAGGTCAGCAAAAAGCCACGCGGCGCTATCAACGCCCGTGGCACGGCCTAGTAATTGAGGTACTAGACAATGACCATTGTACACACGTGCGCCTGCTGTGGCGCTCCCCTGAAGGTCTGCCCCGTCTGCGGTAAAAGCTTCGCCGCTGCTGCGAAACACAGCGCTACACGGTACTGCTCGCAGTCCTGCTTTTTTGCCTATCGCCGGTCGTCCCTGGTTGCTCGCTTCTGGAAGAATCTTCCTGACCGCCCGGATGATGGGTGTTGGTTGTGGCGCGGATCCGTGCGTGGCAGCTATGGCGTGATCGGTCGTGGCAGCCTTAAGTTTGGCGGCACTCAGATCGGCGCGCATCGGCTGAGCTATGAACTCGCACACGGCGCGATTCCTGATGGCTTGATTGTTCGCCATACCTGCGACGTTCGATTGTGCTGCAACCCGGCCCACCTTATACTCGGCACAACCGCCGATAACGTGCGGGACCGTGTGGAGCGCGGCAGAAGTAACAACTGGTCCGCTCCGCGAAAGCTGACTGATGAGCAGGTGGCCGAAGTCCGCGCCATGCTTGCTGACGGCGTGCAAGGAAAAGATATTGCTGCACACTTTCATGTCAGCGTTGGATTGATTTCGGTCATCAAGCATGGCAAACATCGTCCGTAACCCCTAAATCGTGCCAGCAGCTTTACATATGAGCCAAGGTCTTTCCACTAACACAACGGCGTCAACTTCCCCAAGTACAGTGACGACGTTACTCTTGAACCCTAACGCCTCGGTTGCCCGCACGTTGGCTTGCTCGCCGATGAACAGCGTCGTGGAGGATGAGAAATCACCGACCAGCGCGGTCCCGGCAGGGATTGACGGAATCTTGAGGATCGGATAGCCCGCGATGCTGTTGGAGGTGACATACGGGTTGAATGCCGCCAGGCTGGCATTGATCAGCAGCGCGACATCGGTAGGATTCATCAGGACCGCATCGACCACGCCACCATTGGCCTCGACAATACCTGCGGCCGCGATGATCTGTCCGATGAGCGTCGTGGGAGCTGCACCAACGGTCTGACTGACCTGGCCGAGAATGCCAAGCATCTGCGCTGCGGTCGCCGGCGCTACCACTGTGCCTGTACCCGCGACCACGCGCGCTTGCAGTTTTGCCAGCACGCCATTCAGCAGCTCGCTATCAATGACCGCCCGCAGGGTCGGCAGCGCCCGCAGGATCTGTCGCGGGATCTCCTTCCAATGGGCGATCGTGCTCATCTGCACAGTAGCGATCGTGCCAGCGTTCGTGCTCTCTTTTTTTGCCTCGGCAAACGCTTGCTCTAGAGCATTGTTCGTGAAGGTGAGCGGCAGGTACGGCACGACCAGATCGGACCACGGGACCGAGTTCAGGAATGACAGTAAGGGGAACTTCAACCCCGCCTCAAGTGGCGCGATGATCCGCACATCGCCGTGTGCGGCTGCGATGTTGCCCGGCACGAATGCGGCCTTGCGTTCCATGAATGGATAGAGCGCCCCGACCGGCAACTGCTCGGTGACGTTATACAGGTTATTGCGCGGGTTCTTAAACTCGCGGCTGTTGACCAGGTAGTCACTGAGCGACTTCAGCTCTGGCTCGGCACGCTTGCCGGCTGTCGGCACGTCATACCTGGCGCGCGGCTGCGGGTCCGGTTCTGACAGGCTGTCGAACATCGCCTCAGCGTCGAGCGACTTCTGGCTGCGCGCCATTGCCTTCAGGTATTCGACTTTCATCGTGTCCAGGTTGGCCGCCAAGCTGTCGATGAGGCTCTTTTGCTCATCGGTCGGCTGGTCAATGTCGTTGAGTTCGCGAAGCTCATCGAGCTTCGGTTTCATGTCCTGCTTAATGCGGGCTGCGTACACGCTCATGTTGCTACCTCATAGATGGAAGTGATTTCACTGATCAATGTGTCCACCGTCGAGGTGCGTGGTTCAGGCTGAACCGGCGCGGCCTCTATCAGCTGGATATTATTCGCCCCCAGGCTTGCGACCAGGACGGCGATCTGATTCAGGATGGCAATATCGTTATGCTGGCCGTGGCGCCAGCCGGCTTTGAGTTCTTCGAGCACTTCCAGCGCCTTGCCGAGTCTGGTCCTGGTCGCGGCGTTGGCAGCGTGGCCCGGGAGGGTCGTGCTAATCTCAAAAAGTCTCAGCTCTTTAATGCGCCTGACCTTACGACCATCGGGGAGGCTTTTCTTTTCAGCGTTGACCACCTGATACCCAAAGGATGCTTGATACCCGATGCCTTCCTTGATACCCTCGAACACCTCGGCGCCACGCCCCGTTTTGATGTAGCGCGACACGCAGGCCATGCCTCCGGTTGCCTGGGGATGCTCCTGTTGCACATCGGTCGGCAGCTCGGCCCGCGTGAGTGCCTGAAAGGACAGGATACGGGCAATCGATGGGCTGTTCAGGTCGTGCATAAACAGATGCGGAATCCGGCCATTGCGCTCGGCGATTGATTTCTTGAACGCGGATACCTCGGTGATGTCGCCGGTTGTGTCCAGGTTATCTACCGAGAACAGCGTGGTTACATCGCGGTTCTCGATGTCGAGTATGGCGGTTGGTATATCGGCTTTGTATTCCATGCGTCCGGTATCCAACGATTGCAGCGCGGCCAATGCCTCAGCCGCGCGTAGGTCATCACTCATACTGTCACCTCGGCTGCTACTGTCGCTGGGACTTCCAGCACACTCGACACAATCGGGGCATAGTCACACACGCAGGCCGGATGCTGCGGTAGCTCAGGCGCACCATCGAGCGGGTAGCGCTTGCCGTCGCGCGCCTGGCACTCAGCGCACGGATCCGGCCCGGTCAACCATTCCAACTCTGAGACAACGCCGGATGCTTTATAGGCATCCGTCGCAGCCGTCACACTGGCGATCGCCAACTCAGTCCTGGTGATGAGCGGCGCGCGGGCTGTCGAGCGGTCAAAGCCCAGCTTTGCGATCTGCTCTGCTATTTCTGCATCGGTGAGCTGCTCGGTTGCGCCCTTGATAATCACCGCGGCGATCTCGTCTTTGGTGGTCTGCGAGATACCCACGCAGCGCTCGGCCAGCAGGTCTACCGCGCTGGTGACATCGCCCGAATCAATCACCACGTCCCAGTCGATACGCCGCGCGGCTGACTTCCATGAATCGGCATAGGCGCGTCGCTCGGCTGGTCCCAGGATGCCAAAGAGCGCCAGGCCAGCGTCGAGCGCTTCCATGATTTCAGGCGTGGTCTGTCCGGCCATGAACAACCGCCGCGCCTTTGCATACTGGTCCTTGAGATACTTCGCGACATCGGCGTCAAGGCGCGGCGTTGGCTTGGGTTTGGCTTTGACGTTATGCACGATAGGAAGTGTCAGGAATGATTCAACCTGGCCCGGTGGGATGAGCCTTTTGGTTGCCCCGGTTGCTGGGCCATCGTCGCTCTCGGTGTCTCCTGTGGCCTCCTGCGGGTCTGCTGGTGGGAGTTGCCAGGGAACGGGCGGTGACGGTGGCGCCTTGTAGACATCGCCATCAGGATCAGCCGGCAGGCCCATCACGGCGCGTAGCTCATTGAGCTTGACCGCGCCAGAGTCATACCCCTCGCGGAACATCGCGACTTTGGCATCGACATCTTCCTGATATGGTCCCAGGCCGGACGGGTCAAAGCGACAGCGCACGTTGCCGAGCAGCACATCGTCACGACTTTCATACGCGGTCAGGAGTGACCAATTGATCCACTCGGACCACGAACGCAATAGCTGGAGTGCTGTTGAATCCCAGAAGCTCGCCCAGGCCTCGGTGAGGTTGCTATACGTCGCGCGCATCAGCCCCGAAAAGGCGTAAATGATCAGCGGTGGCACGCCAAAGCAGGACGCGATACGGCTCTCGATAAATACCCTGAGCGTTTCATTGTCAACTTCGTTGAGGCTGACGCCCAGGCGCGTATAGGATTCGATATTCTCATCGAAGATGGCCGGCCCGCCCGCCGCCATGCCGCCCGGCCCGAAGCGTTCCATCCATGTCGCGCGGAATGAATCGGTGAGGGTTGACGACCACGATCCTTTGACCTTGACGATACCGGACGGCACGCCTGCGTTACTGAAGAATCCCCGCATAAAATCGTTGCTGAGCTGGTCTGCCTCGACAGCGCCGAGTGCCGCGATCAGCGGTGGCACATCGGCCCAATCAACCGCGCGGCGCGTGATGAGCTGGTCGGGCGCAAAGCGGATACCGGGCGCATCTGGCGGGTTCCAATCATAGGCGGTGAGCAGCCCTTGCTCGTATCGCTCGGTGATGTAGGAAGGATTCAGCGGGTTCAGGCCGGCCAGTGTGCCGCGCTGGTAGGTCGGCTCAATGTACAGCCGCCCAATGCTGCTGTATGACGCCTCACAACAGCGCCACCAGGTCGGCGCGTCGAGGTTGGGACCGGGCCGGCGCATCAGCGCGGTCAGAGGATGGTCAGGGTCTACCAGGTAGGTACCGTCCGGCTGTCTGCGCTCGACGAGAAATTGCGGTGAAATAATGGCGTCCTGTCTGGTTCTCATGCAAGCGTACACAATTTCATTAAGTGACAACTGGCCGAGCAGTGACGCCGCCGAGGTGTCTAGTGTGCGGGCGGTATAGCCATCAACACCCACGGCCCAGCCGCGCTTCTCGACGCCTTGCAGCAGTGTATAGGCAGATGAGACCATCGACCGCATCGCGCCACCAACAGCGTTGAATGTGGCATCGCGGCTGCGGCCGGTCGCCTTGACCAGGCGGTCGCGGGTGAAGGTTGTCAGGTTCCTACTCATCGCTCACCATATCCCCTGCGACGTTGCCACATGCAAGCCCAGCTCCGTACAGGCCCAGACCATCGCGTCAAGCCGGTTGGGACTGTTGCCGGTGCCGTCATAGCTGCATAGCTCATCTTCCAACCATGCGAACGTGCCGACCATGTGGAGGCGCCTCTGCTCAGACAATGCCGCGATTGGCTCAGCGCGCGTGACCTTGCCCCGGCTGGCGTGGACCAGCGTCACGAACGGTGCGCCTTGCACAGTCTGAATGACGGTCGATACCAGCTCGCCTCCCTGGTTGCTTTCTGCGACCAGGCGATCGGCTTTGTGCGTGTGATACGCGGCCACGGCTGCGTGCGCCCAGGCTGACGGACTGCCTTGCAGCGTGCGGTCGTCGAGGATGTAGCCGTGACCGTCGGCGCCCTTGCCCGCTACCACGATGCCGCACATGTCGCCGCCAGAGGTCACAGACGGGTCAACCCCGACCACGATGCGTACCAGATCAGGAACGCTCGACACGCGCGTTGCGTCGAGGTTCGCGCGGGTCCAGAGCGCGCCGGGTGTGTCGTCGAGGAATATCCCATCGACCTCTTGCCGGACCATGCGCGCGGTATATGCCGCCTCAAGCGATGCCACGAAGCCAGGCGGCAAAAACGGATTCTCGCGGCTGGACGAGCGGATCATTTCGTAGTCGGGTCCGCTTGTCACGAGCTTTGCAAGCCAATTCGAGCCGCGCGGCGTGGTCGTCACCCAGGCCCGGCCCGGATGCCCGCGCAGCCGGCCCAGCATGATCAGCCACACATCGGCGCTCATCATGGCGGCCTCGTCCAGCCAGAACCAGCCGAGGTTGGGGCCGCGCAACCGATCGGGATTGTCGGCACTCCGAAAGAGGATCGTTTTGCCGTCGATGAGATGCACGGTCATCTCGGCTTTATTGAACTCGGCCAGGATGCCAGCATCGCGGACCAGTGATAGGAAGGTGCGGAAGGTTGCATCACGCAGCATCGGGTAGGTCGGTGCTAACACCATGCCGGTAGTTTTCGGCGGCATGTTCAGCACTTCAACGCAGCCGGCGCGCGTTTTGCCACTGCCGACGCCGCCAATAAAGGCGCGGTAGGGCGCGGTCGATTGCCAGAAGCGCCGCTGCGGTGCGGTCTGCTTCCGATGCTTGATCGTGATGCCTTTAGTCTGTCTCGACGCTGCTGCTATCATCTGTTTCGCTCAAATCCACGACATACGATCCAATCGTGCCGCTATGCTCCTGACGCTGCGCCGGCTTGCCCATGATCCGGTCAATCAGGTACTCAATCGCTTTGCCGTCGGGCGGCTTCTGATACACGTCCCGCTCACCTGTTATCGGGTTGATATCCTCGACGAGCACGCCCCGCGCAAGCGTCATCTTGAGGTCAATCAACTCGGGCAGCCAATCCGCAATCCGTTTCTCAGCCGCTGCGATCGGGCGTGCAAACCTGTCTGCCTTGCGCGGCCGTCCTCGTCCGGCCGCTGCTTGGTTGCCGCGTTCAAATTGCCCCATCGCGTCGTTTCTGCCGTTTAGTAAACGGGAAATACGGGATCAGCATGAGGCCGTCCATTCTTTTATCGGGTACGCAATCAAGAAGGTGTGATCTTCCTTTTCAACCGTGGTGAAATAGAGCGCGTTATTACGCTGGTCAATAAAGAACTCAGCCAGGGCATAGGACTTCTCAGGTCCGAGGTCAAGAATCATTGTCGATTGGCCGTCCTTGACCATCCAGACGAATGAGCCAACGCCAGAGTTGGGGCGGGTCGTGGCAAAGATAGCCCCGGTGCAATCGATCTCAATATTGGGATTTTCGAGGTGGGCGGTCATACCGTGGGGAATCGGGACCACGATCGGCTCAGTCGGTGCGACCTGCGGAGATGGACCGCCCATGATCAGCGCAAGCCAGACGATAACGATCGCGGTTGATGGAAAGAACGCCATCAGGTAGTCGCGTATCATCAGGTGACCACCATTTCAACGGCCGTCTTTGAAATAAACCCAACGCCAGACGATGCGTGGACCCATCGATCGTCGCCGTCGATCGTCTCGCCGAACTTGAGAGAATCGGCTGAGAACTCAAGGCCGGCATCCACATACCCTACAATCGGAAACGATCGTGCTGGCCCGGTACGGACCACTGAGCGGTCATATAACACACGGTAGCGCCGCTCGTAGCTGTCCAGGCTGATGGGTTGCGCGTGGCAGAGATTGACCAGCTCGTCGATCGTCGTGCATCGCGCATCCGAGCGGTAGGACGGTTCGATCGCGGCCACGGCTGCGCTATGCATGATCAGGTGCGCCGAATCGCGCGCAAAGCCGTAGGCGTCGCCATACTCATTCAGGAGCGCGGCCATCGTTGCCAGTTGTCCATCGGTTGCGGGCGTGCCGTCGCACTTACCGTCAAGCTCAATTCCAAGAAACATGCTATTAACCGATGAGCCCGCGTACTGAATACCATCAACCCAGACCAGTGTATTGACGCCCGCGTGCCAGGCGATCCACTGCTCCGGGTCAACGTAGCGGTAGCGCACGCCGTCACGCCCGATCAGGTCGTGGTAGCTGCTGTTCACATCAGGGTCAAGGTTATAGTTGAGTGTGCCGGCGGGGTTCTCTGGGTTGGGTGATGCTGTCTCATGGACGATGACGCCGATATAGGGCGGCTTTCCCGGTGACTTATTCGGCGATTTATTGAGCCAGTCATTGTTGGTGACGTAGCTCATCTAAACGTAACCCAGCCGGCGCAAGATGATGAGAATACAGATCAGGATAGCCAGCACCATGATGATGGTGCGGATGGTCTGGTCCATCGGGATGAGGGACAGGGCCCAGCCGAGAAGGGCCAGGACGATCAGCGCCACAATCACGAAGATGAGTAAGTCCAATTGTGCCTCAGACGGTAGAAGCAGAGCGCACGCGACAACGGGACAGTTAACGCTTATGCGCCCTACTGTCCCGTCGCTTTCAGTTTACCCCGTGTGTCAATACCTGTCACACACGAGGATCTAAGGATCCTTAGGTACCTGGTCTAAGGATCCTTAGGTACCTGGTCTAAGGATCCTTAGTACCTGACGTGAATGTGCAGTCACAGGAGTAAAGCCTAGCCGTAGGGTATGCCCTCGTCGGTTGGGCTATCTATCACTTCCTCAATAATTTCATGATCAGCACTAAATGGATGCAGCGCAAAGCCAAGCGAGCACAGGATAAACCATAGGTGTTCCTGGCGTTGGGCGAGATAGACCGCGTGAGCGTTCTGGTGGTCATTCAGTCCATCCGCGAAGATCGCCCGTGAGTCACGCCACGCGCGGTCAACACGATCGTACATCGCTTGAATCTTTTCTTCAGTTTGCATGGCACCAGTTAAGCATAATTATTCACTCCCGAAAAGGGCCACTTTCGACAGCAATGATACACTGATGCCATGCAGGACCAACGCTAGCGATCTGGGGGGTGAGCTGGTGGCGGTCCTGCCCCCGTAGTGGCATAGACCGGCGCACGTCCGTTGCAGACCTGACAACGGCACCCATACCCGGTCCCATGCTACAATCGCCTGAACGGGAGCACCGTTAAATGCCTGAGCCCGCACTCGTCATTGAGTGCGGGCTCAGTATGTGGGGGCGGGACGATTACCGTTCTGTCAGGTCCACCAACTCGCGTGCCGTGAGCGGGAAAAGGACACACGAGCTGGCATGGCGCCCCGTCTCGACACCATCACACCCGCACTCACCCGTATCCATCAGGTCAAACAGGACCACCTTGCGCGGCTTATACCGCACGTCCATCATCACATCATTGAGCAACTCGGGCATCTGCTGCCAGGCCAGCCGCTCAGCCGCCTCGAGCTCGAGCCCGGTATCGCGGGCAATCTCTGCGGCCAGGTCGCGGAACTCTGAGACGATCATGCGGCCTCCTTGACCCGGCCACGCTTGACCAGGACGGGAAGGTAATCGACCTCAAAGAACGGCTCTTCCAGCTCGTTTGATGCTTGCATATCAAGCGTCAGGGACTCATCCGAGAATGAGTCAAACGGACCATCAAGGAATGAGTCAGCCGGCAGCTCGTCATCATCAAGGATGCTCGGTAGCGGAAAGTTCGCTATTGGAGAACACCCGCCAGCCGCCAGCGTGCTCAGGATCAGCCAGGCCGCCCGATGCCAGCAAATTCCTCTTGTAGTTTTGCACTGGCAAAAGTCACCATCGGTTGAGTGTGTGTCGCGCTGGTTGCTGTGGCTGACAATGACGAGTACGCCGCCCGCATCGATGCGCCACGGCTGCGTGATGAGCCGCGCCTCGGCCTTGACCAGCGCGCGGTGCAAGCTGGCGTTGGACGGCTGAGCCACGCAGATGAGCATGGATGCTGCGGTTGCCAGGTGAGGGGTGACGATCGTTTGTGTGATAATCTGTTCTTGCATCGGTGGTACTCCGGTGAATGGCCCTGACGGGCTGTACTCCTGTCAGGGCCGCTTGTTTAGGCCCGGCGCTTTGCCGGTACTTCAATCAGGCCCAGCGCCTGCACCCCCGCCCGCATGGTTGCCCATGTGCCGAGTGTCTCACCGCCCGCGACCGCTGTGAAGGTTTTGTGCTCGTACGAGATGACCCACATCACCCTCCGACCGTCCGTAGTGAGTGTGATGGTCCGTTCCGCCGCTTGATAGCCCACTGTGAACCTCCAAAATACTATACACGGTATTGTACACTATCGTACAGTATTCGTCAAGTGATAGTGTTGACTTAAGCCGTAATGAAGTGTACGATGATGCCTATTCAGGAGGAGAGAGGATGGAAAAGATGTACTCGGTGATGGAGGTCGCAAGCATGTTCGGCGTGACGCGGGGAACCGTATTTCTGTGGATGAAGGCTGGCCGGCTGCCGTTCGTGTGGGTTGGTGGCCGGCGCCGCATTACCGAGAGTGCGGTCAACGGCTTTATCCGGCCTGGCGTGGTCCAGCAGTCCCACGAGCTGCAGGCGGCATGAGTGTTGAGAGGAGGGAACGATCAATGACCACGGCCAGGCGCCAGCTCTATCATCTCGGCGGCGAGGTGTTCATATCAAAGAATGATATGGCGCAGCATGTTCGTACCATTCTGCACCGGTGGCAGCCGGGCGTGCCGCTCTACGGGCCGGACGATCTGATTGTCCGCGATCTGTTGGCGCGGCATCCCCACGCCGAGCAGAAGATCGGCATCGGCGTTCGCGCTATCGTGGTGCGGCGTGACCAGCGCGGCAGTAATCGTCACTTCCACATTCTACGGATAGATGGCAGCGATGAGGATTTCAGTTATCTCCAGTGTATCCAGCCCTCCACACGCAAGGCCGATGTCACGTCAGCGTTCCGCGCGGCAATCATTGACGACGTGATGAGCTTTAAGGCTCAATTCTTTGCCGGCTATGGTGCGCTCGCCGGCAGTCTGTGCTGCCCCATCAGTTATGAGCCACTGACGCCGGCCGGCTCGCACGTTGACCATCGGCCGCCAAAGACGTTTAAGCGTCTGCTGGCACAGTACCTCGCCGAGCATACCCTGGATATAGCCGCCATACCGACCTACGCGGCGCCGGCCGGCGAGGGCAAGATCCTGTCGGGTGAGCTCGCCGCGCATTTCCGGCTATGGCATCGTGATCACGCCGAGCTGCGGGTGATCTCATCGTATGCCAATCTGCACTTAGTACATGACGAAGATTAACACACAAGGATAACAATCATGACAACCACTTCATGGAACACCAGACAACCGGATCAGAGTACCGCCCCTGTGGAATCACTGCCGGCCGGGACGTATCTTATGAAAATTAACGCGGCCAGTATCGAGGATGACAGGTTTGCCCAGACTGACCGTGATGGTAAGCTGCCGCAGAATATCGTGCTGGTGTGGGAAGTCGCACGGCTCACGCCGGACCAGGCCTCGGCCGGAATCATGGTCGGCGAGCGGATCTGGCAGCGTATGCGTGCTCACTTCGGCAATAAACAGGACGGCACTCCGAGCCGTTTCCTGGCGTTCATACAGTCGCTGGTTGCCCAGCAGCTCCTGGCCGATGGACAGTTTACGCTCACCGATCTGGTGGGGATTGAGCAGCGCGTTATTGTCGAGGAGTTCACGAAGACGCTCGGCGCCAATGCCGGACAGATCGGCACGCGTATCTCGTCAGTCGAGCCCGTCACACTCCCACGCCGCGCAGTCCCACAGACGCCATCCAACCAGGATGAACTCGATCTCCCATTTTGACCGCTGGAGACGTGATGAGTGTATCAATCCAGGCGTCAGCACTGGCCTACTATGATGCTGGCGCCTCGGTCATCCCGGTTGCCCAGGATGCCACCAAACGGCCACTTGTCACAGAATGGGCGCCGTTTCAGACGGCGCGAGCATCGCGCGAGCAAACTGCGGCCTGGTTCACCGGCAATAACCGCTCAATCGGCGTGATCTGCGGTGCGGTCAGTGGCAACCGCGAGGGCATTGACATAGACAATAAGCCTCGGCCTGGATACCCTGACGCCGAGGAGTTGATCAATCAGATGGCGAGCATGGTTGATGCCGATGATCCTACATTGTGGGATACGCTTGCCATTGAGAGCTCGCCGAGCATGGGCTGGCATATCCTGTATCGGTGTCAGCTCATCGAGGGCAATCAAAAGCTCGCCATGCGGCCGGCCACTGCGGAAGATCGCGCGGCTGCCAATAATCCAAAGCTGGACCGTATCACACTGATTGAGACGCGCGGCGAGGGTGGTTACTTTGTCTCATCGCCGTCACCCGGCTATAGTGTCTTTCAGGGCGATATAACGCGGCCTCCTCAGATTACGCCAGAACAACGCGCCACACTCTTTCGTGCTGGCCGTGCGCTCAATTATCTTGCCTCACAACCTGTCCCACCGCAGAACAACACGGCTATGTCACAGCCGGCCGGCGAGCGTCCCGGTGATCTGTATAACGCTGCCATGACTGCCGAGGACCACGCGGGACTGCTGGAGCGTCACGGCTGGCATCGCTGCATGGTCCGGCGTGATGGGGTGATCCTGCTACGCCGGCCCGGTAAGCCGCACGGCTGGAGTGCCACAATCGGCTACGGTGGTACGAATCTGTTACGCGTCTTTAGCTCAAACGCGTATCCGTTTGACATGGAAGTGAGCTATACACCGTTCCACTCACGCGCCGTCCTGGAGTATCACGGCGACTTCGCAGCGGTGACGCGCGCGCTGGTCACCGAGGGGTATCACGTCTACACAGCCTACACCGGACCACTCGTGGTTGATGACGTGCCGGTGATACTCCAGGTTCGCCCTGATCCGATGGTGCTGCCACGCCAGGCGCTCCAGCCGGACGCGCTGGCAGCACAGGGCTGCCCGTGGCTCGATACGTATATCGCGTATAGCCGGCGCTGGTCGCCGCGCAGCTACGATGATTTTCATGAAGCAGTCGGCGTCTGGTTGTTGTCCACCGTGGCCGCGCGGCGCGTGCTGGTCCACTTTGGCAAAGAACAGTATACGCCATTGTTTATCGCGCTCGCCGGCCGGTCAACCCTCCACGCCAAAACCACAGCCGCCGAGGTGGGCCGCGAGCTGCTTGACGCTGCCGGCTTAGGCTGGATGCTGGCGGATGATTCATCAACCCCGCAGAAGTTCGTGCGGGACCGGACCCAGCACGTCTCAGACGAGTATAAAGCGTTGACGGGAGAGGCGCTGGCACTCGCCAATCTGCGGCTGAAGTTCGCCGGTCAGGTCGGTTGGTGGTATGACGAGTTCGGTATGCTGCTGCATGCGATGGCGCGCAGTGGCAGCAGTATGAGTGACTTTAGCGGATTATTACGCCGTTTTGACGACTGCGCGCCGAGCTACGTCGCCTCGACCATCGGCCGGCCTACCGACCGGATTATCGCGCCATACGTTGCACTGCTGGCATCGCTCACGCCGGCCGACTTGCGGCCACTGATGCGGCGAGGCTCATCAGCCTGGTCGGACGGCTTCTGGGCAAGGTGGGCGTTTGTTACGCCGCCGCTCGATGACGTAAAGACGGATCGCTTTCCGGCCGGCCGGCGTGTCCCGCCTGCTGATTTATCGCGGGTACTGCGCGCCTGGCACACTCGCCTCGGCGAACCGACGCTCCTCGTCACCGACGATATACCGCAGGTCGGGCCACTGCCGCAGCAAGCACTGACGATGAGCGGCGAGGTCGCCGATGCCTACTATGCCTATAACGACGCGATTATCGACCTGATGCGACAGGGCGGCAATGATGATCTCGACGCCTGGCACGGCCGCGCAGCCATCCGTGCGCTCAGGCTGGCGGCATTGTTTGCATCGGTTGAGGGCAGTGCCGTGATTGACGTGCGGCATTGGGCGCGAGCGCAGCAGATCGCCGAGCGCTGGCGCTTCTCACTGTACCGATTGTATGAACAGGTGAGCCTGGCGGCGCCGACTGAGAAACGCGATGCGGAGGATACCGTGATGGGGATTATTGAGCGCTTTGGTGCTCCGACCGTCCGCGAGATCTCGCAGCGTGTCAGGACCATCAGCGCCGGAGAGATACAGGACGTTTGCGAGAAGTTAGTACGGGCCGGAATGGTTGAGGCAGTGCCATCACAGCGCACCGTTCGTTTTCGACTGCCGGTTGTTGCTCCAGCAAGTGTAGACATGTAGACATGTAGATATGTAGATTAATATATTAATATGTCTACAGTTTACATAATATCTAGCCTTTTTCAGGAAGTGTAGACGTTTTGAGGGCATTTGCATCATGTGTCTACACGTCTACACGTCTACACGTCTACACTTGCCACACCATGAGGTACTGCCATGCCGCATCGAGTCTGGATTGTTGATTGTCCCGTATGCCATCGCTGGTCCCCTGTTCCGACGCTCAGTATACAGGCAATTTGCCGCGAGGCCGGCGCCTGTCTGGACTGTATGAAGGACGACTATTACATGCTCAAAGTCGAGATCGCCGCAACCGAGCAGGCGCTGGAATCAATCGTCAGGCGTGCGCTTAAATTGCCTGACGAGCAGCGCCAGCCACTGCGCCACGTCTACGTTCGCAAAGCCGGCCAGCTCGCGGATGCGCGTGACCGGCTCGCCCTTCTGGATGCCCATCGTGACGAGCACCAGGCGTTCGCGCGGAGGTTCGCATGAAGCATTACATCCGGTATCGACTGGCCGATCTGGCCGCGTCCGCTCCTGATTGGCTCCGGCGTTGGTGGGCGTGGCACCGTTTGACGAGGTTACCGTGACCCGCGTGATGGTTGCCGTGCTCCTGGCCGCACTCACGCCGCTGCCGGCCAGCGCGTCATCGTCCGGCGTTGCCGCCCGCTATAGCTCGGAGGCGAAGATGCGCCGTGCGGCTGCCCTGCATGGCATCACCGTGCCGGATGGTCTGGAGGTCTGCGCTGCGACCTATCACCCGCTCGGCAGTATCATCACCGTTCGCAGTCTCAGACGCGACAGTACCTGGCGATGCGTCGTCGGCGATGTGCCGCATCCGAGAGATAGAGCATCCATCATCAAACGCCGGATCATTGTTGAGCTGACGCCGCGCGGCGCCATGCACATCTGCGGCTCGGTTCTGGACCCGCCGCGCTCCTGTCCTGTGGAGGTGCTATGACCATCAAAACGCCCCGAAACGCGCCAGGCGTCATTGAGAGCCTCAATACGCCCCCGATCCGTAGTTTGATGGCCATCGCCCCATCCGGTGCCGCTGTGTGGCTTGTAAAGTTTACCGAGCATGACGCCGAACTCGGTTGGGGCTGTGGCAACATCACCGATGCCGAGTATCCGCAGTTCCGCAAAGCCCGCGGGTTGGCTGAGAAGGCCGGCGTTGCGAATTGGGACAAAGCACGGGCATTGCTCATTGCGTGCGGCTGGACGATTCAGCGGGATGAATAGGCGCAGAATCCCGCAGACTTACGCAA